CTGTTTGGCCATCACGAGGTTGTTGTCCAGAATCCGCAGCGCCTCGGCTGCAATGATATCCGGCTGGAGGGTAGTGTTGGACATTTAAGTCCCTGCCTTTCTGATTAGAAAGGCTCGTCACGCTTTCTCTGCTGCATTCCTTGCTGCGATGTAGTCGCCAATGTCCTCGCTCTTTGCGAGACTTGCGATGTCGCGTAAGGGTGCGGCGCCACCCGTAGGTGGCTTGATGGGCGCTGGAGCCTGCGTTTGCTTTTTGGGTGTGGGCAGAGACAGGCGCGCTTCGATGCGTCCGATCGCTCGGGCCGCCTCGACAGGGGTCATCGCATTTAGCTCTTTGAGCTTTGCGCCGTTTCCCTTGGCAAGCTCGTAAGCGAGATGCGGGCCCTTTTCGCTCGACAGGATGAGATCGCTGATGTCGGCCCGAATCTTTACATCGGCCTTCATCACTTCGTCATAGTCGGGGATGCGTTCCTTGATCTTGGAAACGCCGTCCATGAACTCCTCGACCAGCTCGGAACGCGCCTCGTTCAAGCGGGTTTGATTTTCCTGCTTGCGAGATTCGCGAAGAGCTGCGTTGACGGCCTGCTGCGTATTGAAGGCAGCCCGCGCGTCCTCGTAATCGGTGTAGTTCTGGAAGTCCTCCGGCTTGGGTGGCTTTGGTGCATCATTGCTGGGTTGCTCGCCGGCCTCTAGACGCCGCTGCAACTCCGCATTTTCCGCCGCCAACGCTGCGATCCTCGACTTGTAACGGTCGGATCGCGACCGCTTGCGCGGCCTATCATCCTGCTCGTTTGTCTCTGCATCGTCGTCATCGTCGGACTGCTCGCCTTTGGGGGCGGCTTCCTGTTCGGTGACGGTGGAATTGGTTTCGTCTTTCGACGGTTCGGCGGACTTAGAACTCGCAGCCGATCCGGTATCGGCGGGAGCATTGGAGCCCTGAACCTGTTCAAGCGTCGTCTCGCCTTCGGCTGGCGCGCTGGATGCGGCCGGCACAACGGTTTGGTCGGTCATGTTTCCTCAATAAAAAACCGCCCGAAGGCGGCTGGCATCGTCGCGGCTGCCGCACCATGCGGCGTCCTGCGAAGAATTACTGCGGCGGCAACCCGTCCTGCGGAACGTATTGGACGCTCACCGGTGGCTGCTGGCTCGCTATCTGTTGAATCTGTTGCTGTAGCTGTGCGACCGCGCCAACAATCTGCTGCGCGAATTGCTGGAATTCCTGCTCTGACACACCGGTCTGCGGTTGTGCGGGTTGTTGTGCCTGTTGCGGTGCTTGCGGCTGCGTGGCTCCATGAACGGTCATGGCCATATCAAGCTTTTTCTTCTGGTTATCGAGAGACTTGCCCTGGTTCGCCAGTTCCTGCCCTTGCAGCTTCGAAACATCCATCGGATTAGGCTGTTGCGACTGTTGCAAATCTTCCGGCGGCGGCTCACCCGCCTCCTTCGCTTCCTCTGCTCGGATTGCCGGCGGCAACAGGAATTTCATGCGCTTGGCGAACTTGTCAGAGTTCGGCCAGTCTTGCGCCTCGGCAACCAGATCAAGAACGACCGGCGCAATCTCGGGAGCAGACCGCATAAATTCGGTCATGCTGTCGCGCGCTTCTGCCCGCTTGGTCGAATAGCTCGGTCCTGTTTCCAGAACCACGTCATAGGCACCGATCGTCACATCGTTAAACGTCTGTTCGATACCATTGACGATTTGCGCCTGGTTGATCGGAACCAGATCGATTTTCCCATCATCACCCACGACACGAATGATCCGCTCGGTGTCGTAGATGTGTGGAATAAGATCGATCAGGATGCGCCCGGTCCGACGAATGGCTCGGGAGAAGTTCTCGACATAGACGAATGTGCCGACATCGCCCTCACGCTGTCTTGCAAGAATGGCCTTGCCACTTGTCTCGTTAGACTTGTTCCCAAGCGATGCATCGTAGAGGCCGGTCGTGGCCTTCATTTCCTCGGCAGAAAGCATCATCGCTTCTTCGATGCCGGCCAGATTGACGGCCGGCGAGCTGCGCTGTGGCTGCGCGCCGCCATTCTTCGGGTCGGGCGTGTAGGTCAGATACGGCAGCGGCTTGGTATTAGCCTGCGACCAAAGCGCCTCTTTGCCCTCAAAGTTCTTATCGGTCCCGATAAAGGGGACTTTCGGCTGCAGGGCAACAACTTCTGTCTGCGCTGAGCGCGTGTAGTTATACATGCGCTGCGGGTCTTTGGCGAAGCGAACCACGCCATGCCGAACAGTCTTGCGACCGATGGTGATTTTCTCGCCCTCGACCGGAATGATCGGGATGTAACGCCCCGGCCATTTGACCGGCTGTTCTAGAACGTGGCCAATTGTGATCAGAGAGCGATAGACGCAATAGCTATCCCGCTGCTCGATGCGAGCGCCCGATGCCTTGATCTGCGCAAGATATTCGACATCGACCTCATCGGTCAGATCGTCGATTGACCCATTCGGCAACAGGGCCAGCGTTCGTTTCTCCGGCCGCGACTCCCAATATTCAGCCACGCGAACAAAATCATCTCCACACCATGCCGACGCATTCGACTTGAATTGCTCCCGGATAAAATCCGTAATAGGCGCGTCGGGATATTTCTCCTTGTAGGACGCCTGAGAAATATCCACCGGCACAAAGCAGAACTTTGCATCCTCCTTATTCGGCAGGATTGCATCAGGATCCCACACGACAGAGATGCCGTCAGGGATCGTGACGACTCTCAGCTCTTGGTCGAATGTCGTATCGTCCGCATACTCGTGGTTCACGCGCCAATGACCGATACCGGCCGCGACCTGAGTGTCGGCACCCGCCGTGTATGCGACCTGTGCATCAGACCTGTTCTCGATATAGCGGATCATGCCGGCGAGAACTTCGGCGGTCTTTTTGTCGCCACTGCTATCGACCGGAACGCACTTGATGCTCGGCCGCATCATGCGAATGTCGCCCGTCACCTGTCGAACGAATTGCGGGCAACGATTGATCGTTAGGCACGGACGACCCTTGCGCGCCGTCTTGGCGTCGTCATCCCACTGGTTGCCAGCCTGAAACTCCAAATCATCGTAGGCGTCGAGCATGTTCTGCTTGTCATGCTCGTAACCTCGGTCGTAACGCTCCAATGCCGTCTTGACAAAATCGTCGTCTTTGCCGGCTTTCGGGGCTTTGGCTTTCTTAGCTTGCTTCGCCATCAAGACCCCATCCAGCCGCCGACTGCGATGCCCGCGCCGCTATTCTGCTGTTTCTTCACTTGCGGCTCTTCGTAAGCGACCGCACCCAACCCGAAAGCATCAGCTCCGTGCGAGGACCAATCATGGTTGGGGCCAAGCCCGATGTTGCGATCATCGTCGGAACGCTTTTCGTGATACCAGCCGATCGCATCGCGTCCGCCCTTGGTCGTTTCTTCGTTGAACCACATCGAAGGAAAGAGCCGCCGGGCGGCCTCGATCCGCATCTTCGCCGCGCCCTTGCCTTGATTGGGCACAACCAGCGTCTCAAACTCAGCGTCTTGCAACGCGCTCTCGTATGAAACGTCATAAACCTTATCGTTCGTCGCTCCGTCATGCGGGAGAACGCAAAGCGCCTTGCCCCAGCCCCGATCGCGCAACCATTGAACGTGGGCGGACAAGGGTTGACCAACCGCCTCGTAGTAATCCAGCCAGCGAATTTCCTTGCCGATGAATTGGCAAATCCAGATCGAACAGGCGTCCGCTTTCGCACCCGTGCCTCCGATGTCCCAGATGGCGCGGACCGTCATCAATGGGTCTTTTGCGACACGTCCGATACGGCCCTGCTCTTTTGCGAGAGCCAGGTCTTTCGCGTAATACGCGCCCTCAACCGCTGTCACGAAATCGCCATCCCAGATATGGGTGTATTGATCCGGCCTTTTCTCGAAATCGTTCTGACGTTTGATGTCGAGCGTCTTGGGAAACCAGGGATTATCCCGGTAATTCAACTCGACGATTTTTGAGTTAGGTGGCGGATTTTCCCGAAACCGCTTGTGCGTAGCGCTGTTTGACCGCTCTGGATTCCACGTAACCCAGACTTCGGCACCCTCCTCACGAACAGTATTGTCAGCCTTGTGCCACGCCGTTTCAGAAACAGGCTCGGCTTCATCAACCCAGAGCAGCCTTATTCTGGCTTTCGACTTGATGCTGTCGAGATTGTGCCGCAAACCGATGAACGCAAACTCGATAGCCCGGTCTTTGGTGCGGACGTATTTCTCGCCAACGTCGTAGGCGTCAAAAAGCCACGGCTCAGATTCAATCGCCGCCTTGACTTCAGCGAGTGAGCTTTCATCCAGCGAGTTCATAAACTCGCGACCGCAGACGATAACGCCCTTCTGGCCGGCACTCGCGAACTTCAATCCCCAGACCGCTGCCATCTTGGCGAACGATCTGGTCTTTGCTGAACCACGGCCACCATAAGCGCCGCGATACATCGCCTCACCGAGAAAGACTGGAACGAGCTTCGGTGGAAGCTCAACCCTGACCTTGCTCACCTGCCGCTACGATTTCGATTGTCGAGATGCGAATTGGCGGATCATCCTCTTCGCCGCCGATGATTGCCTGAGCTGGTTTTCCATCCAGCGTGTCGCGGACCTCCTTGATGGCAGAGACATCACCGGTCTTTGCTTTATCGTAGAGGGCTTGCGCGATGGCAGTCAGTTTTTCGCTATCTTCGCCGGCCGCATCGAGAACTTTGGTAAGGGCTTCTCGAAAGAGTTTCTTTTTCGGCCGGCCACCGGGATTGCCCGACTGCCCTGGCTTGAAAGGCATCTATTGCTTTACCTCTGTTCTGAATATCGGCGGGCCAAGCTCAATTGCGATATGGGCTGCTGAGTGGCGTTAAGCTTGCCCGCCTATGGGAATAAGAAAACCCGCCACGGATTGCGGGCGGGTTGAGTTGTGCACTGTTCGGGAGGAACAGACGAAACGGTGTGGGCCGTTTCGGAACCCCTCTCGGGGCCATGTGTGGTGTGTCAAGTGTTTCGCCCCCAAAGCAAGCGAAATTTTCGGCTTACGCTGATATTTTTCGCACCGGGCTATGCTTGGGTTTTGACGGCGGACGCAATGTCCTTCGCCGATACGGCGATAGCGCCAGCCGTGACTGATGACCGCGCTCACCTACTGCAAATATCTTGCCCTTGGCTTCCTGCTCGCCGGCCCATGGCATTGCCGGCGCGGCCGGCGGGAGGGCAATATGGTCCTCTAGCTCGAGCGTTTCAGCCAATTGCACAAGTCCGCGGTGCCAGCACGTATAGTCTGCTCGAGACTCCGCAATGCTGATTGGTGATGGCTCGTATTTCAGGGGGCAATAGGAACCCGCCGTATAGAGATTACGGCCCTTGCACTCGCCAACTAAGGCCGGCTTGCTCGCGTCTTTCATGGATGCCACGAAATGCGGTTTGGGCGCTTCCTCGCGCCAATTGGGCCTGGTCCCCATGCTGGAATGCATCGTCACCAGCGCTGCGGTGCGAAGCGTTCGGAGCAACAGCGTGTCCCTGCTTTGCAGTAGAAGATATAGGTCGCCCATAATGGCCGCGCCGGATTGCTGCCAATCGATCGGCAGATTTGGCAGCGCGCTTACTGCACCTTCGATAGCCTCCGCGTCGGGATGCGGGCTACCGAAATGCGGGTAGCGCTGGGCTGATTGATGGCCGGGATCCTCACCGCCCCTCTGGCCGTATTCGCGGATGCCCTCCCAGATTGCCTCTGCCGACGAGATATGCCGCTTCACGAGCTCGTCGCGATAAGCCCAGTGGAGAAGCTTTTCGATCTCAACCGATCGCTTGCTCATTCCGCCGCCTGTAGTTTGAGATAGCCGTGTTTTGCAAGGACTTCTCGCGGTGCCTTGCACCCGTCATAGCCAGGCTCCGGGCCGAGCGTGTGCGGCCATGGCGAGCCGCGCACGTGCATCGCGACCCATTTTTCCCAGTCGATTGGCTTGGATTTTTCGATCTTCGGCGCGCGTTTTTCGTGCGCCTCGCGGATCGCGCTATCAAAATAATTCAGCGTCGAAATTGCCGGATTTTTCCTGACTATCGTGGTCACCGTCGCAAGAATTATCGCGGCGTCGTATCCTTGCGAAAGCCAAAGATCGACTCTCGATGAGTCCGGAATATTGGGACTTCCCGCGTTTTCAAACGCTTTTCGTATCGCTACCGATAGAACAGCCGCAGGCGTGCACGCTCTGCTGTGTTCTGTTCTGTTCTGTTCTGTCTCTGGGGGCGTTTCAGTAACGGCGTCTGTAACGTTACACCCCTGTTTCTTGTCACGGTCACGGAAGCGTTTTACTCGATCATTAGACGTGTCGCTCTTGAACTGCCGCTTGTCCCAATTGTGAGAGACGTAAAGGCCGATAGTGCCGTCGAGCAATCCGGCCTTTACGAGAGCGTCAGCGATGATCTTCGCCTTCGCCTCTGTTACGCGCAGCCGAAACGCGATCTCATCGAGCGAGAAAGGCTTCCCGCCATTCTTCGACGTAACACACATGAGATTGAACCAAGCTCGGAACAGGTTATCCGGAAGGCGCTGCACCTTCGGATCGTCAAGCGCGTCGTCGTAAGCCCTAAACCAGCGGCTCATGCCCAATACCTCGTCCAATCACGCAGCGCCGACGCGCCAGGATGGCAAAAGACCTTCACGGGGCCGGTCGTGCCCATGCGCTGCTTGGCAACGATGATCTCCAACAGATTTTCGCATTCCTGCATTTTGTTCAGGTCAGGCTCTTTCTGGGCTTGCTCGTAATAAGCCTCACGAAACAGCAACAGGACCGTATCGGCATCCGCTTCAAGATCGCCCGACTCCCGAAGGTCGGCGAGCTCTGGACGCTTATCCGTTCGCTTCTCGACCTCACGGTTCAACTGCACGAGCAGAATAACGGCGATGCCAAGGTCTTTCGCGAGCGTCTTGAGGCCGGCACTGATCTCGCCAACCTCGTAGTGGCGCTGGCCGCGGTAACGCTCGCTGGCCTTGATGAATTTCAGATAATCGATGACGATAAATTCGAGCGCCTTGCCGTCACGGGCGAAGCGATTGCGCAATGAACGTGTGCGAGCTCCTATCTCTCCGACCGTCAGACTCGAACTGTCGTCCAACGCTAACGGCAAATCAGCAAATGCCCGGCTCGCCTCAACTATGCGCTCCGCTTGCTGGTCGTTGACGTGGCCCATCAAGACCTGGTTGGCAGCAATGCTGTTCTGACCAGAGAATGCCTCGTCCGAAATAAACCGGGCGCTGATCTGCTCAGAGGGCATCTCAAGCGAGAAGAAACCGCCGGCGTGACCCTTCTTGGCCGATTGCCTTGCAACAGAGACGCCGGTCGTTGTTTTGCCCATGCCGGGGCGACCGCCAATGACGATCAACTGCCCCGCCTGAAAGCCGCCGCCAAGCTTCTGGTCGAGGGCCTTAAGCCCAGTCGAGACACAAGCTTCAACAACCTCGCCCTGCATCTTGCGGGACATGCGATCGATCACCGCAGTGGTGGCGTCAGCGATCATGCGCCCTTGCACCGTGCGGCTTTCAATCGTGGCCCGGGTCTGGTCGAGATTCTGGATCAGGTCGGAAATCAGCCCCTTGGCGTTGGCGCCGGGGGACAGTGCGAACTGTCGCGCCTCGATACTAGTTTGCGCGACTTCACGCAGCGCCCATAACTCGCGAACTTGCCGGGCAAAGTCAGGGACATGCACAGCCGGGCAATGCGTATCAGCCGCGCAGCGTGAGAGATACATCGAGAGCGTGAGGTTTTCCCCGAGCTGCTGGTTGCCCATCGCAGCACAGAGCGTGACGACATTGGCCGGCCTGCCTTCCGCAATCAGGTCGCCGATCACCCTCCATATCTGCTGATTAAGTGGCTCTTGGAAATGCTCGGGCTGCACGATCGCCAGTCCAGCCTGAGCCGCCATGCCGGAATCCATGCAAGCGCCGATCAGCGCTGTCTCGACTTCAAGCGCAGAAGAACGAATGTGGCTAAAGTCCTGCGGGTCGGCGATGGCGTTCATGCCTCACCCTTGGCAAGATTGGCGACAATCTCAGCGGCAACGCTGCCGAGCGACTTGAAAGAACTGCGCTTTGTCGGGTCTGGCTTGTGATAGCAAAGCCGGTGGTGGAATCCGCAATAACTCGACCCGTCCCGCGCCGGCTGGCCGCAATAGGTGTAGGGCGTTTCCGTGTTGTCGCCGTGGATGAACCGGCATTGGCTGATCACCCCGTCTTTCAGCTCGAGCAGCGACAGCCCCAGGTGGTCCTGCGCCTTGGGCGCGTGGACGATGCTGGCGACACCACTGAGGACGGGCGCGGCCGGAAACACGAACCGTCGCCGCCCCGGCGAGCGATGGCATTCTTTCCACCGCTGACCGCGCGGCCGCCCGTCCTTCTGCGTTTTGCGGAGCGGAAGGCCAAGCCGCGTGACCTTGCCGATCACCGCGTTGCGCGTGATTCCGCCAATCTCAGCCGCGATGACCGAGCAGGAATAGCCGTCCGCCCAAAGCTTTTTGAGCAGATCGACGCGCTCGTCCGTCCAGTTGCCGATGCCGTTCCCGTTGATGCCGCTCATGCGCGAACCTTCGCGCGGTGGCGCTGTTGTGCGGCACGATTACCAAACAACTCACGGAACGGCCGGCAGATCACGCAGTAGAGCGGATAGCGCCCGCGCTTCGGCTTGAGGATTGGCCCTTTGCAGTCGAGGCACTTGCCCGAGCGATTTGTCACACGTGAAGCCATGCGCCGTGACGGGCCATTGTTTTTTCTTGTGTTTCTCATGCCGCCGCCAGGAAAGCCTTGGCCAGCTTGATCTTGTCGTCGTTCTGGCTGAATCCGGTTTCAGGTCGGCGGCCGAGCGACCGCAATAGAGGATCGGCCTTGCGCCACTGCGCGTCCCAGACGTATTGGATCGTGCGACCGGTAAAATAATCCGCGCCGAACTTTTCGTTAAGCCGGCGAGCCACGTCATCGGCCGAGCCGCCGTCGAGATAGGCCGCCATGATTTCCTTCTTGCCGAGCATCACAGCTTCACCCACTCCCCGACATGCTCGGGCTGGCCTTCCCGGATGATGGTGATGCGACGGCGCTGTTTGCGATGTGCGCCGTGCAAGGATTTTGCCTCGCGCCGGTCAATGAGATGCGCGATCCAGAACACGGCCAGGATCACCAGCAAGGCGATGAAAAACACGATCCAGCTTGGCATTGTGCTTCCCCCGATAAATGCGCGGCGCGCAAAAATGCACGGTTGATACGCTTTACGCTGACTTACGCGGGATACTGACTTCGCTGCGGTTGTTTCCGCAGTTAGTGTGGTGGCGCTTAGGCGCTAGATTTTCTTACCGAACAAGTCGAACAGCCCCGCGATGAGATAAACGACAATTGCGATCATCGCGCCGATGAACGAAAGAATTAGGCCGATGACCGCCAAGCCGACGAAGTAGCCGAGCGGAATCCAGATCGGCGCGGACAATATCGCCAGAATAATGATGAGAAGATCGCTCATGCCATGCTCCGTTCATTCGACGGACGCGATAGCCTCAGCGAGCCGTCAGGATTTTTCGAGACAAGCGCCGAGAAGCGCCACGAGTGATTGTGGGGACGGATCGCGCTCGCCGGATAATTCGTAAGACGCTGCGCGAATCGACATGCGCGCTCGTGCCGCCAGTTCTTCCTTCGATTTGAAGGGGTATATGGCCCGCCAGGCTTTGCCGAAGTTTCTGGTGCACAAACGTGCACTGCCCTG